AAGGTGCTATAATTATTCATAAGGAATATTCTTGGCATAATGTTGTTAAGGAGTATGGAGATAGGCTGTGGAAGATATTGAAAAAACAGTGAGTCATAGTGTTGTTGATCAAATTAAAAATATTGAAAAGATAGGTATTCTTCATGTTAAAGGTTATTCAAATCATGAAATTGCATCTTTAATGTCAATGAGCGTTGGAGAAGTTAAGAGCCATATTGATGAATATAAGAACATTATTGCAAGACAGGCTGATGAAGATCCATATTTCTTAGAGAGAATTCAGTTTAATACTGTCAAGGCGTTGAATGAGTTTGATGAATTGACAAAAGAGGCGTGGGAGACGGTTTCTATAGCCACTGATCACGGAATGGTTCAACATAGGATCTCAGCACTAAAGCTGGCTGCTGATCTTGCAACTAAAAAAGCGCAACTGCATAAACTTATGACAAATGGGTCTAACGCAGACGGTGAATATATACAGAGGATGCAGAAGGCTGAAAATGTTAATCAGATTTTGTCTAGAATTTTAAAAGATGTTATTTCCAAGCATCCAGAAATTGCTGATGCTGTAAGAAGAGAATTAGCTCTTGCCTTTGAATTGATGGGGCAAGATGATGAGTTTTTGGACAGAGATGTCACAGAAGGTAGAATACTTGACTGAAAATTGGCTCCATATGTGTGCCATCATAAAGGTTAAAAGTGAACAAACGGAGAAAAGATGTCTGACTTATTTGGTGTAAATCTAAACTTTGAAGATTTTGATAGACTCTTATCGCAAGAAGAAATAGAGATGGAGCCGGTTTCAATACAAACATTTGTTCAAGATAAAAAATATCTTGGACTACCTGAGTTGTCGCCTATTCAATTAGAGATAGTAAAACACAGCACTCAGATATTTAAAGAGTCTACTCTTAAAAAACTTATGGGTGCTGAAGAGGGGGCAGAGTATTATAAAAAGTATACTGACAATGAAGTCATATGTATGCTTGGAAAGGGTTCTGGGAAAGATCACTGCGCTAGAATTTCAATTGCTTACACTGCATATTTGATGCATTGTTTAAGAGATCCTTTAACTTATTTTGGTAAGGCAAAAGGTGTATATATTGACTTGCTAAACCTTGCTGTAAATGCTCAGCAGGCACAAAGGGTGTTTTTTGAGCCTCTTAAAAATCTTTTATTGTCGTCACCATTTTTTAACGAAGTCGGCTTTGAGCCTAGAGTGTCAGAAATCTTTTTCTTTTCTAGACCAGTTCGGTGCTTCTCTGGTCACTCTGAAAGTGAAGGATGGGAGGGTTATGAAGTCATGACTGTAATTCTTGACGAGATTGCTGCCTTTAAAACTGATGCTGAACTTAAGGGTGAAACTAGGTCAAAAGGTTCTGCTTCCGCTATTTACAATATGAGCAAGTTGTCTGTCATGTCACGTTTCCCAGAAGTTGGGAAAGTTATTTTGTTGTCATTCCCTCGTTACAAAGGTGACTTTATTGAGACACGATTTAAGGATGCAAATGAGAAATCGGAGCCTAAGACTTGGACTATTAAAGCTGCAACATGGGAAGTTAATCCCACTATTGAACGTCATCAATTAGAGTCTGAATACATCAGAAATCCGATTGAGGCTAAGATGCGCTTTGAGTGTGAACCACCAAATATGATTGATGCATATTTCCGTGATCCTGATCTTGTAAGAAAAGCTTTTCATTATGCAGATGATCCTGTCAATGAAGAAGATGGCACATTTAAGCCGTGGTTTAACAACAAAGATGGCAAGACTAGATTTATTCATGTTGACCTTGCATTGAAGCGAGATAGGGCTGCTCTGTGTATGGTTTCTAGCGGTGGGTTTAAAGAAATTCAAACCTCAATGGGTGTTGAAAGTCTTCCCGTAGTAAATATGGATTTAATTCATTCTTGGGAAGCATCTGTCGGTAACGAAATTAACTTTGCGGCTGTCCGTCAGATGATTGTTGATTTGTGTAGGAAGTTTCAGGTTGGTCTTGTCACATTTGACCGCTGGCAGTCTGTAGAAATGATTCAATCATTAAGATCGCAAGGAATTAATGCTGATTTTCACAGCGTAAAGAAGTCCGATTATGATACACTGTTGACTGCAATATACGATACTAGAATTCGTGGATACTGGAACGAGATTTTAGTTGAAGAAGAACTTTTGAAATTAAAGTTATTTGGAAACAATAAGATTGACCACCCCTCTACGGGTTCTAAAGATTTAGCAGACGCACTTGCTGGTGCGGTTGCTGGTTGCATTAAGTACATAGGCGTAGACCAAGAGATTGATATTGAAGTGATGTTTCCAAAAGCAGACTTTGATTTTGATGATGAAGATATGCCGAACTTTGGCAATACACAAGTTCTGTCTAGGGAGACTGGGCAGTTTGAAAATATGAATACAAAGAAAGAGGAATCATTATGGCTAGAGAATCTGTAAATATTGAAGAGTTGACGCGTGTTGATCCGTCTCAACTGATTCAAGAATTAACTCAAGAAAACGCTCAGTTGCGCTTGGAAATGATGGCGCAAAAAAGTGTAATCAATAAACTAATTGCTAAAATTCAGCAGTTAGATGGAGTAGAAGATGAGCCGTCCGACGGGGCATTCTAACCTAACACGTTTCTGCATTCTAACCTAACCGTCAGGCTCAAGGCTGTTAGGTTCACAGCGGAAGCAGAGCGTTAGAGCAGTATTTGACATTTTGTAAAAGTTTGCTTTATCGGCACATTTGTCGGCATCAGGCGCTAGATTCTTATACGTGGTTCGGGAAACCGAATAGCGCAAATAAGAAAAACCGTAAGGTGCAACAAATTAGGAGCATATAATGTTTAGCATTCAAAAAGTAGACCATTTTCCAGAAATCACCCGAGATGGTCGGGTTTCAGAAGAATTGCAAGCAATCATTGATGCATTGCAAGACTCAGCCGAAAAGGGAGAAAAGTTCAGCATTGGTGGCATTGATTCAGGCAACGCTTACAATTCAATGCAACAGCGTATTCGTGCTCAGGCTAAGAAACTTAATCTCAAGGTGACAATTCGTTTTGATAAGAACGAAAACAACCTTTACTTTAAGGCTACGAGAAATGGTCTTGAATTTGCCTCCACCGATGACGTTTCCGATGAAGTTGGAATGTCAGCATCAGAGGCTGGTGCAAAGTCCGCCACAAAGCGTACTGCAAAGTCGTCATAATTTAGCAACAAATAAAAACCCCATAAAGGTTTTTTGCCCGACCCTCTCATGGGTCGGGTTTTTTTTTGATATAATTCGTTTATGATTGAAAGAACAGAACAAACAATTGAAATTGATCAAGAGCAGATTGCAAGTTGGTATCCAATGATCGCTACACCTTGCTATGATCAACAAGTTTCTGAACCCTATTTCATGTCTATGATTAAGGCTTCAATGGGGTTTAAAGAATTGTCTATGAAGTTTGCTGTGAGTACTGTTTCCGATTCTCTTGTTACTAGAGCTAGAGATAATCTAATTGCGAAATTCATGTCAAATCCTGACTTTACTCACATTATGTTTATTGATGCCGATATTGGTTTTGACTACGAGGATATTGTCAGGATGTTGTGGCATAATAAAGATGTTATTACTGGATCTTACCCAATTAAAACTATTAATTGGAACAAAATTGAAAAACTAGTTAGTGACGGCATTCCTTCTAAAGATCTTATGGCTAAAAGTTTGAGATATGTTGTTAATCCGGTAAAAAGTCGTGGGGGTGAAGTTGAAGTTGAGAATGGTGCTCTGAAAATTTATGATGCCGGTACAGGATTTATGTTGATTAAGCGTGAGGTCATTGAGAAAATGATTGACGCTTATCCAGAGATGAAGTTTAAAGATGACACTGGTTCTTTAAGTGAAGAAGAAAAGAAGTGGACTTATCATTTCTTTGCAGATTATATTGATGATGATGGTAGGCTTTTGTCTGAGGATTACGGGTTCTGTAGATACTGGCAAAAGATTGGTGGAGATGTTTGGGTTGATGCTTCTGTTGATATGCTTCATTTAGGTCGAATGAAGTATGAAGGTAAAATGATTGATTTTTTGGAAACAATTGTTGTCCCCAAAACTGATTAGGATTTTGGATTTGCATTAAACCTCATAATGGGTTTAAAAATATATACTAAATTTTTTGTAAGTTTTAGAGTTAGTTTCGTTACCGTTCTAACCTAACAGGTCTGCCCAACCTAACCACCGAGTCTAACCTAACCACCGAGTCTAACCTAACCCTCTCCAACGCAGCTTCTAACTGGCAAACTAACTGGCAATCTAACGGCGGACCTAACGCAAAACTATTTCTACTCTCCTAACAAACAACTATATGCAAAGCAATTTCAAGCTATTCTTCGCCTGATATCATGGAACCAATGGACAGGCGATTATCAAAAAATAGTTGTGACAATAGTTTTGTTTATTGTTTTACTTTTGCCTGTGCATTATTTTGTAAGTTTGTAAGCAATTTTATTAGGAGAGTTGTGATATGAGTAGTTTGCAAGATAAGGGCAAGTCTTTTATTGGTAATCGACTTGTTGTTGGGAAAACAGATTACGGAATTGTATCAGAAATAGTTACGATTATTGACGGCGGAGAGCGTGTCATATTAGTTTGCGATTCTGGCAGAAATGTAGATTTAGCTTCTGTTTTACGTTACTTTACGTTTAGCCGCAACGATATTGTTTATCCTGACGGTACAGATTATGTATTACGTCAAAGTAAGCCCAAAAAGTTGTATCGTGCTAATTCAGTATTGCCTGCAAATATGCCTAGCAATGTTCGTATTGGTAGTGTTACTGTTTCTATTACTAAGAACGAGGACTGATTATGTTTACGTTTGAGAATGTTCCTGAAGATGAAGTTATTGTTTCATCTCGTAAGAAAGAATTGCCGAAATGGACTCCTCTATTGAGTTGGGATAGTACATACGATATTTCTGGGATATTAGAATCCCGTGGTTACACAGATTTGACTAAAGATGATGTTGAGTTTGTGAAAAAGCATAAGGCTGATGGTATTGCTAATCAGCATCGTGTAGTTGACAAAGAAATTGAATTGTTAGGTATTCGTTCTAGGAATGTGCGAGCAGTTCGTAATCAGAAAGAAGTGAGGATTAAGTTGTGAAAATGTACGTTGAAAATCAAAGCAAACTTACTGAAAAAGATATGCTTGATGAAGCTTGGAAAATTGTTGATGCAACAGGAAATCATATTACTGTTTGTTACACTGGTATTTGCTTTCATTGTGAAAGTCATGGATGCGTTATTGTAGACAAAAATGGTTACAATAATTGGGTGAATGGGAAACTTGTTCATGAAGCATTTCCTGAAATGCCTATTGAAAGGCGTGAGCAGTTGATGAATGGTATTCATCCAGAATGTTGGAATGAATTGTTTGGAGGATATGATTGTGAGTATGATTAATCGCAAAAAGAATCTTGATATGTTGGTAAAGCGTTTTGGTTGGTCTGAACGATTTGCTTCTGAGTTTCTTGTAGAGTTCCGCAGTCTTGGAAGTTTTTACAATGCTTATGAGCAAGCTTTGCAATCTGTTTGGGTTGATCAAAATCAAAAGCCGGATAACAATCCTTTCAAGAAAGAGGCATGATGGCAATATGTGTTTATTGTGAACAAACATATTCTGATGAACGTGCAGAAGTCGGATATGATTACTGTATGTCAGAGAAATGTCAAAACAAAGGTTTAGATAAGTCGGAGCGTGAATTCAGAAAAGAATACACTCCGGCTTTGTTGCATAAGTGCAACTATTTCTGGATCAAGAAAAGTGAACTCAAATCATTGAACGTAAGGAGTGATTTACTGTGAGTGAAAAGAAAGCGAACTGCTTTATCTGTAATGTCGAACTAATTCTTGGCTGGCATAGCGGTTTTAATTATGAGGAAAAACTTAACAATCCTGTTGAGTCTTTGATGGCAAATATTTCTGCTGGTTACACATCTCGTTTTGATGGTGCTTATGGCAAGATTTACATTTGTGATGATTGTTTTGGTGACCGTATTGAGCGGGTTGTTGCTATTGGTGATTATTTCTATAGTTCACCTGATGCAGAAATTATTGAAGAAGCTGAAGAAGTAATTGATTTTGCAGCGGCTAAATTTCGACATCCTTCTAACAAAGGCTTTTGGAACAAAATTCAAGAAAAGTATTGGGAGGAGTGATGAAAATTTGGGTTGATGTTGCTTCTGGAACGTATGGCAATGCAGACGATATTGTTTTCGTTGATGTTTCAGATTGGACAAATGAAGAGTTTGAATCTTTTGAAAATCAAACTGACGATGATCGCTCTTGGTATGCATATGAGATTTCTCTTATGAATGACTTGAGTACTGACAAAATTGAAGATATTTACAAAGGAGAATAGAAATGGCATTTGAAAAAATTGGTGATAGTCACATAATTACTGGTGAGGACGATATTGGTGCATATCGTATGCTTACTCAAATCAAAGCGTTGGAGTTGGAAGTTCGTACTGGTATGCGTATGAGCAACAGATTTAATTTGCTTAAAGCTTTGAAGGAAGAGCACAATTTGACTTCTCGTAAGAAAGTTGATGCTATTGCTGAGTTGAAGAATTTGTTTCATCAGAAGTATGAAACGTATCCATTTAAGGATTGATTATGGAAACCGTCTTGTGTACAACTTGTGATCAAGAAAAACCTTCTACTGACTTTCACAAAACAACTGGTTCTAAATGCAAAGATTGCACTAGTGCTTATATGAAAGAAAGGAAGCGGCGTTTAGATAAGCGAAACGGTGTTTTTTATCTTGACTGTATTGGTTGTGGTGTTCGTATGAAAAATCCTCCATCTAAGGTGTGTCAAAAGTGTTCTCGTAATCATGAGAAGTTTGATATCAAAACTGCTTCTGATTTCAGTTTGCCTAAGGGTGATGTTCTTGCTTGCCGTTTAGCTTTTGTGGTTGCTTGTGGTGGGGATGTTTCAAAATTCTTTGATGATAGTTTTACTGCTATGGATGCTTTTTTTGAAGAAACTCAACGTGAACCTAGAGTTCATGTAAATGATGTTGATCCTTTTGCTATTGAAAAGTATGAGGAACATGAAGATAACTGGTATCAAATTTCAATTCTGAAAGAGCCTGAAACAACTATTGCAAGAAAAATCAAAGAAAACCTAGAAAGGAAATTATCAAAATGATGGAAGAATGGATGCTTGGTCCAACTCCTTGTGATGAGGATTGTGCCCAAGTTGGTGATTTAGATTATCGGAATCGTGCAAAGAAAGAGATGGCTACTTATGTAAAGCAGTTGATAAGAACTTTCCCTGATGCTCTGGCAAAGGGTGTTTCTTTTCGTCCTCGTTTCTTTTCGCATGATTTTGGTTTTTATGCTGAAGTTTGTATGTCGTTTGATGATGCAGATGAGGAAGCTTTTGAGTTGGCAAGGTTTATTGATATGAATGTTCCTGAGAATTGGGATAGTGAAGCACTAAAGGAGTTAGATGATGCTTTCTGAATTGAAAACTGACCGTGAGGTCTTTGAGTATGTAAAAAATCATTTGCTGAAACAAAATCAACAAAGCATGGCTGGTAATGGTTGTGTTTATCGTGGACCTCAAGGAAGGTCTTGTGCTGTTGGTTGTCTTATTGCTGATGAGTTTTATGATGAATTGTTTGAAGATGAATGGTTGTATAGCGAAGATGTTTCAAATGCTGTGAGCAAATCTTTGCCTAATTGGTCAGGTTCAAAAGATTCTGTTGTTGATAGTTTTACTGCTCATCGTGAGAATGCTTCTTTGAAGATGCTTTATTTCTTGCAAAACATTCATGATAATTCAGATCCTTATACTTGGGAGCATGATTTGATTGATCTTGAAAGCAAGATTTTTGATGACTATTCACAATATGTTTCTAAAGATATTCATCTTTATGATTGGTATGCTCTTGGCAAAAGGGTTGCTCTTAAAACAGAAATTCAAGCAATGAAGGAGATGATGTAGATGGGTCTTGATTGCATTCCAGCAACATATGCTTGTGAAGCAGAAGGTACACAAGTGAAAGATGAGGATGGTGAATTTAGTTGTCAATTGACTATTGATGCTGGCAAATGTCCTTGGAAAAGAGAAGTTGACAAAACTGATTTGATTCATGGCGCTGTTGGTGGTATTTTTGGTACTCCTTGCTGGTATCGGGGTAAGCATGGTGAATGGATGATTGATTTGCTTTTGAGTAGTGATCACGAAATTAAAACTCCTTACCCTAGTTTTTATGGTGGTCATGAAATTCCTGAATGGGCTGAAGATGATCAGTATGAACAAGGTTTTGCTTTTACTGGTGACTGTCTAGAACTTGCTGATTGGTTTGATAGACATACTGATGATTTTGCTAAAGCAGTTGAAGCAAATGGGACTGATTATTATAATTCTACTGATGAAGCTCTTGCTGATTGGAATTATGCTTCTTGGTGGCTAAAGTTTTGTGCTCAGTATACAGATGGTTTTGCACCTTGGTTTTAAATTGAAAGGAGATGATGTGAGTAATAAATATACTGTTTGGGTTGGGGGTGTTCCTGACGTTGAGAATGTATCTATGAATGAAGCACATGATATTTATCTTGAATGGGTCAAGATGGGATATGATGATGTTTGTATTGAACTTGATGATAATTCAAAGGAGTCAATATGATTAGAAATATTATTTGTCCTCGTTGTTTGGGCGGTGT